CCAAGATATGACGCTAAGGCGAGGAAGTTCAAGGTTCATGCAGGGTGCTTGAAATGAAAAATGAAGATGTTTGCAAGGCCGTAGACAACCACGACAGGCTTGTTAAGGCTTTGAAGGAGATATTAAAAGGTTTTGGAAGGTATGACCAAAACTACTTCAAGTCTCTGGAAGCCAAGCTATGCCCCGATGTCGATGCGCCTGTGAGGTTGTGAGCCAGAAGGAAGCTGAGGTGGGGGTGATGGGATGAAACCTGCCGTGATGTTCTTACCTCTGGCATACAAGCGGAGTCCTTTCCTTGACGTATCCACTTTAATCCTATAATGTCTCATTTATGTCTGAGACGTTCACAAAGCTATTTGGTTCGATCACAGATTCTACTATTTGGTCAGAGGATGACCCGACCCGTATTGTCTGGATTACAATGCTGGCCATGGCCGACCGCCATGGATATGTTGGTGCAAGTATCCCCGGTCTCGCTGTTCGGGCGAGAGTATCGGTTGACTCAACCGAGAAGGCCCTTAAAAAATTTCTTTCTCCCGATAAGTATTCAAGAAGTCAAGAATATCAAGGCTGTAGAATCAGTTTGGCCGATCGTGGCTGGAACCTGTTGAACTACGATCGCTTCCGTGATATGCGCGACGAAGAGGCTCGCAAAGAGTATGAACGCAATAGAAAACGCTTACAACGGGAGAAGATTAAACAGAGAGAAGAATGTCCCGGAGAGTCCCAGAATGTCCCGGAGAGTCCCGCTGTGTCTGCCCAAGCAGAAGCAGAAGCAGAAGCAGAAGAAGAAAGAGAAAGAGAAGAAGATTGCTCCGAACAACAAAAATCGTTGTCGAAGCACAACGACGATGACTCCCTTGATCCCGAATTACTAAAAATCTTAAAAGAGTGTTCACACCTGGATTTACTCGCTACAGGAAAGTCGTCTCCTTTTTGGGATAGCGTTCTCTCGGTTTGCGAGCTCTATCCCCAGGCAGACAGCCGATGGCTCAATCTTAAAATCAGGGGATGGAATCAATGGTTCGAGTCGCACAAAGCCCGGAGGTCTAAAAAAAAGGAAATACTCGAAAGCAGGATCATGGGTTGGTTGATAAGCGACATTGAAAAACTGGCGAGGCAGAAAACATGAAACGGGATTTCAGTTGCAAACCAGAGGGATCGGGATCAACCAAAATTGTGTCCCTGCATGGAAAAGTACCAAGAGATTGCGGAAAGATGCCGTCGATCTGGATTGATCAATGCCGGTGGAAGGTTGGGACAAAACGGTGTTCAATGGGGGCGGCTACATCGACCGGACATTGCGCCTTTCACAGAGATTGTTTATCCGACCCTGACATGGCCGGGAAAAAAATGTTGTTTTTGGATTGGCTGGAAGGGGAGTTGAATTATTACGGCGAAGAACAGGCCGGGATATCGCCGGATCAGATATGGGGGGTCAAGAGTCCAGAGAGCCTATGGTCAAAGGTCTCCGGGTTCGACCCTCACAGTCAACGAAGGAAAAAGGCTTTGTTTTCACAAGGGTTTGGTGAACCTACTACCCGTTCCAATCCAAGATAAAATTATACAGGATGCCCGTGTTGCTCTGTCACGTTACAAATCGGTTCTGATCCAACACGTTACAAATCGGTTCTGATCCAACTCATCGAGAACCCAAGGCCGTTCAGGGTTGGAACATGGTGGATCAACGGAACAGCTTCATTAGACGCGATCAGGACATGGCGGAGTTTAATAATGCGTTCACTGTTCGACATTGCTAAGGCCTTAGGGAGAGCACGTTCTCATGGTGACTATTACACCGCAAGGTGTCCATGCCATGACGATGCGGTGGCTTCTCTGTCTCTCACGGAAAAGGATGGGACGCTCCTCGTAAAATGCCATGCCGGGTGCGATCAGGCTGGTCTTGTTGTTGCGCTTAAAGACCGTGATTTATGGCCGAGAGGACCGCTAAACAAAAACTGGAGCGAACCCCCTCCACCGAGGAAGCCCCCCGTTAAGAAGTCGGTCACCAAGCTTTCCGTTCCTGCCTGGAAAAGACCCGTAGAGAAGGTCTACAAATATGTAGACGCGAACGGGACGTTGATCTTTGAATCGGTTAAATTCTCAGACGGCCTAAACCCCAGATTTTTGCAACGTAGACCGAACCTCATCCGGCCAAGTGTCTCTGTCTACAATCTCAAGGGCGTCACGCCTATATTATATAATCTCCCCGAAATAATATCGTCGAAAGAACCGATCTACATCTGTGAGGGAGAAAAAGACGTCGACGCGCTCAGGACAATAGGATTGGTCTCTACGACAAATCCGATGGGCGCTGGAAAATGGAGGGATGATTACAACCAATATTTTATCGGGAAAACGGTCTGCGTTATCGCGGATAACGACGATCCAGGTCGGAAACATGCGGCTCATCTCAAAAAAATACTCCAACCGATTACAAAACAGTTCTTTGAGGTCTCATTCAAGGACAAAAAAAAGGGCTACGATATCTCGGATTGGATTGTCGACGGTGGGACGTCAGACGAACTCCGTAAAATGATCCACGCAAAAACGGCCGTTTCATCGGGTGCTCTGGGCGAACCGACCTACATCGAGTGGGTGCATTGCCGAGCGACCGGGGGGCCAAAGACCACCAAAGAAAACATGCGTCTACTGTTAGATAAATACGGGATAACGGCTCGGTATAACATTATCAAGAAACGCCTTGAGGTGAACATTCCTGGCCTGTCAATCGCCGAGGACGGGCAGGAGTTTTCGTCTATGATGCACATAGTATCTCTGTGCGAAAAACACGGATTCAAGCTCTCGCGAATCGAAGATTTTGTATTGGATTATGCTTACTCTAGGAGCTACAACCCTGTGGCCGAATGGATCACGTCTAAGCCTTGGGATAAAAAGACGGAACGGTTCGATCCTCTCGTAAATTCTTTGGGGGCAGAGCATATTGAAATCGCGCGTTCGTTGCTTTGGCGGTGGTTGTTATCTTGCGTCGCTGCTGTTTTCGAGCGCGACGGCATCTCGGCTCAAGGGGCTTTGATCTTACAGGGCAACCAGTACATCGGAAAAACATCTTGGTTTCGTGCGCTGGTGGGGAAAAATATTGAATTTGTAAAGCTCGAAGGGGCCATTAATCCGTCTAACAAAGACTCCGCTAAAATAGCCCTCTCTCATTGGCTGGTCGAATTGGCCGAAATCGCCAGTACCTTCAGGAAGGCCGACATTGACGCTCTCAAGGCTTTTTTGACGTCACAGAGAGATGACATCAGATTGCCGTATCGCCGGGATTATTCCAGTTTTTCCAGGAGGACTGTTTTCATGGGGTCCGTGAACGAACGGCAGTTTCTTGTAGACGACACCGGGAACCGTCGGTATTGGGTGATCGGATGCAGCAATAAATTAAATGCACGGCACGGAATAGACATGCAGCAATTATGGGCGCAGATTTACTGGTCTTATAAAAAGGGAGAGCAATGGATATTAACCCGCTATGAAATGGATGCGCTCAACAAGGCCAATGAAGATTTTTCTTCGCGCGGCCCATACTATGAGTTAATCATGGAGAAATTCGGGAATGCTCCGGCGGGCTGTCTAACAAAGTTCATGCAAGCCGCCCAGGTTGCGACTTCCATAGGATACACCAACCAATCTCACGGCATCAACATTAGTGTTGGGAGGGCCGTTCGTAAAATATTCGGCCCACCCCGCAAGTCGGCAGGGAAAAAAGGTTGGGATATGCCTGATTTTATTCGGAATCGGCCCTAATAATTCCGGCCGGCCAATGCCTACAAAAAAAACACCACAACCAACACTGGCCCCCAAAATCAACCCATCATGTTCCCCTCTCCTTCAGAGCCTCTTCAAGTACGGAATTAACAAATTCCCTCTGAGTAATCCCCTTCATGGCCGAAGCTACTCTCAATTGGTGGGCTAATTTTATCGTCACCAGAGTTTGTATCCTTTTCAGTCCGAGCGCTTTCAATTCCGAAACGCTCGCTGTCGATAAATCTGTCATATTGCAGTCTCCTTATTCCCTCAGCTTTTTTAGTTAATTCAAGTACACGCCCCCCCCCCATATTATACATGACAGGGCAAGGCTCCCCCGTGGATAACTGAACACGGTTAGCAAGGCGACTCGCTAGGTTATCAATAAAGATCCTTGCATATTCCCCTGTTCGCCGACCAACGAACCAACAAGGGATAAGCTTAGTATCCGCACAACAAGTAGCACGGATGGAATTACCTTCAACAAGAGAAATAACGTCTAGAATTAAACGCCATTAAAAACGGCTGAATGTCGGGGTTAAGAAATGGCTAGGATTTTATTGAGTGCTGACTCGAATTGACTAGTGCGCTCTGAGGGTTGCGGGGATCGCTCTTTTATAATATTTCCTATTTTCTTGTGTATATCCTTAACACTGAAAGAAATATTTGTTAGTTTACTTTTTGAATAGTTTAAAATTCTAAATCCGGTGGGTAAAGAAGAAAACATACCAACCTCAACTAGGATCACATCATTTAATTCTACGATATGAGATGGTTCACCTGTCTCGAAGGTGACATAATAAATGTCACACTCTTCATCATAATATTGGTCAAAATCTATATTGCTCTTCATTGGTTTTTTCATTTCCCCTGTTGAAACTTCTACTCCGGGCTGTAATGTTATTGATTGAAAAGCCTTATAGTAAAGAAACTGGTCTGGGTATTTGGAATGATATCGCACATAGTCGGGGTTAATCAGAGTGGTCCCTATCTTCCCCTTATTATAAATATAATACCACCTTTCTGGGGTAAAAAGTCAAGAATATCAAGGCTGTGTGATACCTGGTCGGGTATCGCGCATGGGGGGCGGTTAGGGTGGTTAGGGTGGTTAGATCAGAGTGGTCCATATCTTCCCCTTATTGTAAATATAATACCACCTTTCTGGGGTAAAAAGTCAAGAATATCAAGGCTGTGTGATACCTGGTCGGGTATCGCGCATGGGGGGCGGTTAGGGTGGTTAGGGTGGTTAGATCAGAGTGGTCCATATCTTCCCCTTATTGTAAATATAATACCACCTTTCTGGGGTAAAAAGTCAAGAATATCAAGGCTGTGTGATACCTGGTCGGGTATCGCGCATGGGGGGTGGTTAAGGTGGTTAGGGTGGTTAGGGTGGTTAGAATGGTGATTTGAAACTATTTTAAAAAACAAATGATTAAAAATGGGAATACTTTACCCTCCATATACCCTCTATATACTCTATATTATATACTTATGTCATACTATATACTACTATAACTACCCTAAATATAACAATATCAATAGATTGGATGGGGTAGTTATGGGGTAGTTATGGGGTTTATCTCTGAGAAATTATCTAAACATTGATTTTTTGAAACTATTTTATCCTGAATGTGATAATATTTCGCTTATGCCAAGAACTAAAAAGGAAATGCAAAACCGAATGCTCCTGGCTAGAATAAAGGATAAGGAGTTACTCGTCCCAAGACCACATACCCTAAAAGGCAAATACGAGATTGTTTTGCAACAATATCTTAAAACCATTGGACAAAATTCAAAGAAGCTGGACCTGAAAAATTTAGCCGGAACCCTGGTCAACATACACCTGGAAACTTATTTGAGCACCAGAGACTGGATGCTCGATTTTCACAAAGTGAGAAAACTGGACCCAAAATGGGCACTGACTTTTGCCTCCGAGAGAGTTATGGGAAAACTGGGGGCGTACGCCGGGATACCCGGATCCACTATAAAAGACACCCCGTCCCAAATAGCTATTCTTGTCCAGGTTCTTTCTGGGACCGATAAGCCCAAAAAAGGAAATACCAAAACTGTATCCTCCCGGGTACAACATCTGGTGGTCGACTCCGAAATCATCACTGATAATCAAGACACTTCATAATAAACATAATATTATCAATAGCTTATAAAAATACCAAAGTTGTCATAATTTAATATTATCGGACTCTGACACAAATACCTTTAAACGTGTTACGGAAACCGAAAACCCCTTTGGGTCCCATCCGGTTTCTTGGAGACTCTATCCCTCACCACCTGTGTCCAATGTCCAATATATTTTTATTTTTTTTTTAAAATTATGAGGGTTCGATTCCATCCCTTCGCCAATTTGGTGCTGTCCTAATTTGAAATTTATTTTAGTAAAAATGGCGGTAATGGGTCAGTTTGAATATTAATCTAATAAACCCTTCATTCATCATCAGAGTAGTATAGTAATTCTTCCGGGCTTTTAGGTCTTAACCTTTCCCTTTCCCAGTTGAGATGGAGGATAATCTTATCAAGACTGGAGTCAATCGTATTCACTGTGCCTAATAAACTGGTTGCGTTTGCGCGGTCCAGACGTACTCTCGTTTTTATATTGATTATTGGTGGCGGGCGTGGTAATATAACAACGAAACCGTTAGCCACTATTGTGGTAAACATTCTCAATCTCCGTTAGAGTGTTAGGTTTCTAGCAGGCGGTAATAGCTTGTGGCGTCACTCCAATTAGCTATTACCGCCTTGTTTATTCCCCTTTCTGTTTAATCCTATCCAGGCCATATGAATAGCACTCCCAGGTCTCTTCTCTTTGAAATTGAAACCTATTTCTTCAAGTTTCTGGCGGACCTCTTGTTTAGATATTATTGGGTTTTCAGTTTTCAAGATGCTGATTGCTTTTCCCAACTTTAGACCAAGTAATCTAGCGCCATTAGATGCAGGCACATCTATCTTGTGGCCCTTGATTCTAGCCTCTATTTCCATCGTTTCATTGATAGAAGCCATATCCTTGGGTGGATTAATATTTTCTAAAACCAAATTAGGACAGCACCGCCAATTTTTCGTTATTTGACTTTGTTTAGAAACATGCGATACTTTTAAACCATGAAGGACCATCACGTTTTTTCTCCTGGCATAAAAGCAAAGCAGTTGCGTTTAATTTCCAAAACCATTAACGATCCGAAGAAAAATCCTTATCTGACACAGAAATGGGACCCGAAGCAGATTGAGGAGAGGGCGGCAGATTTTTCTTCGGCTACGCTGGAGTTGTGGATTCAGTCCATCACCCATCTTCAGCGTTATGCTTGGCGTCTACATTCTTATATTTGTAAGGAAAGATCTTGTCTGGGCTGTCCGGGGACGGTTGTCCGTCTCTATTTTCACCAAAAACAAGCTGAATATATTGCATACGATGGGTATGAGGGGTGGGTGATCACCGGGAATCGATGGGGGAAGACAGATGCCCTTGTTTTCATCGTGATTTGTCATCTGCTCGGGTATAATCCGCTGACGAATGAGATGTATCCGCTCCCTCAGAATGCCTGGCTGGTTGGTTTAACCTTTCCGATGGTAAGAGACATTCTTGTACCTAAGTTTAAGGACCAGATGCCTGAATTGGCGGTGAAATGGTCTGAGAATACATCGGCCTGGGATTTCAACAAAACGGATTTAATTGCCAAGGTTTTCAACGGAAGTGAATGTGGGTTTAAATCTAGCGATGCGGGGATCAGAAAATTTAGAGGGGCAGGGAAACAGATCATTGGTTTTGATGAAGAGGTGGATCGTCTGGTGTATTCTGAATCAACCATCCGGGTGGAAGCCGGAAAGGACCTAGTGATTCGTGGGGCCATGACGCCCGATCCATATCTTGGTCTGACCTGGACTCACAAGGAGATACTTAAAAACACGGGTCGTCTTAGCGACCCTAGAGATCTTCGCGTATGGACGGGCAAGATTCACGAGAATCCGGGGATTACAGAGCGCCAAAAGAAAAAGATGGCGGCCAACAGGGAGCCTTGGGAGTTAGATGTCAGGTTTGATGGGAACTATGTGTCAGGTTTGGGCCGTTGTGCTTTTGACAGTAACCTACTGGCGGAGATGAGGAACAAGGCGTTAGACCCCGTGGAGCTTCGGTCCATGATGGGGGGCAAGCTGCTGTTCTGGGATAAGATTAAAGAGAACGAAGGCTATGTCATCGGCATTGATGCCGCGGAGGGACTTGAGCATGGGGACAATTCTGTCGTCTCCGTTCTGAGCCGGAGCACACGGCCAAAACTCATCGCGATTTATGCCGGGAAGATGGAGCCGGACGCGTTGGGGAAAATGGCGCTGAAGCTTTCAGAAGAATGTAACGAGGCCTGGGTTGTTATTGAGATGAACAATCACGGATTCGCGGTCATGGCGCAGTTTAGGGCTTTCAATTATGTTAATTTGTATACCGAGAAGAAGTTTGACCGGTGGGGTCAGAAAGAGAGCCGGAAGTGGGGATGGTATACGAACACCCTCACTCGGCCTATCCTGGTTGACGAAATTGCACGCTGTGTTCGGGAAGACGTTTTAGATATCCCCGACAGGGAGACCCTTGAGGAGATGGGGACATTCATCATTAATCCGAAAGGAAAGGCCGAGGCGCAGTACGGGTGCCTAGATGATCGCGTGATTGGCTTAGGGTTGGCTTTGCAGGGCCATATTCGCTGTCCTCAGCACGATCCGCCGTTTAAAAAAGTTGTGGAAGATAACGGACCTTTAGATGAACTTGCTTACATGGGGTGTTAGATGGCGCTTGAATTACCGTTAAAACAGGGACAAGCCCAGGGAGGGATGCAGGTTCCGAAGGAGCGTATTGATAAGTTCCGATTCTTTTTTGAGCAGGCGCGTAAAACCTCTGAGATTTGGCGGCGTGAGGCCAAGGAAGATTATTCTTTTGTTGAAGGCTATGGCCAATGGGATCAGAGTCGGAAAAATGAATTAATCAGACAGAACCGTCCCGCGCTGGTGATGAATTCCATCCTGCCTGTGATCAACCTCATTTCAGGACAGGAACGCGCATCACGGCTTGGCATCACTTACAAGCCCAGGGGACTTGACGATGATCGGTTCGCCCAGATCGCCAACATGACCTATCGTTTTGCGGCCGATCAATCCGATCTTGCCTTCAATGTCAGTGACGCCTTTCACGATATGGTGATCTCGGGTATGGGCTGGCTCGGAGCGTTCGCAAACTTTATGGACCCAAAGGCTCCCTTGGGAGAGTTTTCCGTCCAGCGCCTTCACCCCCTCACGATATTCTGGGATGATAATGCTGTTCGTTACGACAAGCAGGATGCCAATTATATCATCCTGGCGAAGTGGATCTCCGAAGATATTGTTAAGCTCCACTATCCAAGGGCCCTGGAGGAGTTCCGTCCGGGAGACTGGTTGAATATGCCCGCCGATCAGCTGGGGGAAGATACGGTTGATAAGCATTGGCGTGACAAACGTGCGGGCAAGGTCCGCATTCTGGAATTCTGGTACAAGACGCCTAAAGCCGTTTCCTATATGATCACGCCGTCGGGCATTCAGCGTTTTGAGAGTTTTCGCCAGGCCGATGAAGCGCGAGATCAACTAGCGCGGCTGGCCGCCCAGGAGTTTGCGCCCGTTCCGGACATGGAAATCGTGGACCGGGTGGTCCGGGATACACGGGTCGCCCATGTGACGTATTGGAAGGTACTCAAAGACCGGCCCTCGCCTTATCATCACAATCTCTATCCCTTCATCCCTTTAAAGGCGTATCATTTTGACGAAAAAGTCATGGGGGTTGTGCGGTCCCTGAAAGACCCACAGCGTGAGAAGAACAAGCGTTGGTCGCAGATGCTTCACATGATTAATACGATGGCGAAAGGCGGTTGGAAGATTCCGAAGCGCTCCGTGACGCAAAAGCAACTGAGTACGTGGTCCACAGAAGCCGGAAAGCCTGGGTTCTGGTTTGAATTCAATCCTATTGTCGGGGAGCCAAGGGAGATTCAGGGACAGAATATTCCGACGTCGTTTGTGTCGTTGATGAATCTGGCGGAAGATCAGATTCAAAAAACCTCCGGGGCCAATGATCCGATGCAGGGACGCGCTCAAGCCGGTGATCAGTCGGGAAAGGCGCTACAGACCTTGCAGAAATCCGGAGCATCTATCCTGATGCCTTTGTTCGATTCCCTGATCAGAAGCCAGAAAATTCTAGGAAGTCATGCCATGGATTTTATCCAGCAGTATTATCCTCCGGAGAAAGTATTTGACATTTTAGGGATTGATGGTATAAAAAAGCTAAACATCAAACAAGCTGAAGCGGTAAGCTTTATTGAGAGGGCTCTAAAAACACATTACGATACTGTTGTTGATGTGACCCCGCTTCTGGGGTCGGACAGGGAAAGACAATTTAATCAAGTCCTCCAGTTAATCAGTGTCCTGACACAATCTACGGGCCAGCCGCCGCCACCTTCTCTTCTGGCGCTCCTGATCTCGGTTTCGGATTGGCCCGGGAAGGAGGCTCTTTTGTCACTGATTGATCAATCTAAAAATGCGGGAGGACCGGGCGGAGAACAGCAGCCTTCCCAGGATCTTCCCCCACAATAAGGATAAAATATGCCGGACGAATTAGAAAAAAAAGACGAGACAGAAACATCCGGGGAAACTCTAAATAAAGCAGAGAAAGCCATTACAGACAAACCCCCATTAAATGATGAGCGCATTGATCAGATCCTTGAGGCCAATCAACAGCTCCAACAGCGTGTTGACGATCTTGAGGTGAACCCCGAACCTGTCCCGGCTTCACCACCGGGTCGGACATGGAACACGGTTCCTGAAAAAGATCTTGAATATGTTATTACCCATCCCAATGAATATCCAGATCATGTTCAGGCCGCTTTTTCAGAACTCCGTACAAGAGACAGGAATGCGATCAAATCAGAGATGAGTTCAGAACTCCAAACGCAGGGTTTTATGGATCAGAACAAAGCGGATTTTGATCCTAATACTCCGATTGGGAAAGAAGTTGCCAAGATTATGGGTAAAAACCGGAATTCAAATGAAGTTCTTTCCGATGTAATTGAACTGGCGAAATTCCGTACCGCAGGAAACAAGGCTGATGTCAAGGCAAGGAAGAAGGTGGTGACGGCCTTACAGGATGCAGATGCGCATACGCCGGGATCAGGTATCATCGCCGAGAAAACAGCGCCTTCGTTCATAGATATGCCTAAAGACGATTTTGAAAATGAGGTTCAAAAAATCAAGCTAAAGACGTTTCAATAAATTGGAATAGGAGGATGCGTTTATGTTGACATCTACGGTAGAAATTGACTCGGCCCAAACCGAATTTTATAATCGTGTGCTTCTGGAACGGGCGTTGCCGGCTATGAACCATGACCTGTTCGCGCAAATAAGGCCGCTGCCGCAGAAGAATTCCCTGGTGGCTAAATTCCGGAGATATGAGACGCTTGGAACTGCGATTACACCTCTAACGGAAGGTGTGCCGCCCTCCTCGACTGATCCGACAAAAACGGATGTTACCGCAACCGTGAAGACCTATGGTGCCTTCATCGAATATACGGACGATGTGGATCTCACCAATCCCGACCCTGTTTTGACGGAATTTAACGAGCTTTTGGGAGAACAGGCTGGGGAATCGATGGACATCCTCAGACGGGATACGCTTGTTCTTGGAACCGGTGTCAGTTATTCAAACGGGTCTGCAAGATCCAATGTGAATACGACCTTTCCGCTTGCGACGCTTCGGACCATTTTGAGGACGTTCGAGCGTAATAATGCGAAGAAGATCACTACTATTCTGGCTGGTTCTCCGAAGGTCGGGTCCGCCGCGATTCCAATGTCATTCGTTGCGATCATCCATCCCGATGTTGCTCTTGATGTTCGGCAGTTGACCGGATACAAAGGCATCGAGGACTATGGAAAACTTAGCATGATTCATGAATCAGAAATCGGGGCCGTTCCTGCGCTTCGCGTGAGATTTCTTTTGAATTCAAATGCCAAGAAATTCGATGGCGCGGGACAGGCAAGTACGACGCTTGTTAATACGGCCGGTATCGCAGATGTTTATGCGACCCTGATATTCGCCCAGAATGCTTTTGGAATCGTCCCACTTCGCGGAGCCTCTCTGACCACACATCTAAAGGCGCGTGGAACTGGTGGAACTTCTGATCCTCTGGACCAGGTGGGGACAACCGGCTGGAAGGCTAAGACGACCACGGTAATTTTAAATGATAATTTCATGCATAGGCTTGAAAGTTCTGCAACCGTGTAGGAAAACCAATGTTGTGTATAATGTTCTCTTGATTAGAGGGCGTTATCATGGCGGTATTTGTCGGAGCAATTCTCAGGTGTTCTACGTATTGTGGGCATAGGTCAAGGCGAAAAAGGGAAACAAGAATTTGTGCCTATTGCGGAGAGCCTTTTGAAGTTAAAAGAACTTTGGTTGATATTTGTTGTTCGTGGAAATGCCGTGTCGAAAGATCAAAAACACCGGATTGGCCAACGTGGACAAAAGAACTTCGAGAAGGTCAAGAATGTGGTGATGAATTCTGGGTTAAACCACATCGAATTTCTGAGGGTGGCGGGGAATTTTGTTCCCTCAAATGCAAATACCGGTTTGACACCTTCGAAAATTCAACGGCTCCTGAGTTTTACTCCATGGCGCTTTGGAAAAACATCCGAGTTCATCACAACGTTTATAAAAGAAATGGCGGGGATGAAGATCCAGAGAACCTTGTTACATTATGAAAATTCATTTGAAGGAGAAATAATATGAGTGCATCTCAGGATGTTCTGGCATCAGGGGCGCTTTTAACAAGCAACAACCGGATTACGGTTAATCTCGGATTTAAACCGGTTCAGGTGGAGGCCGTCAATAGACAGGCCGTTGCAAGAGCCTGGTGGAATGCCGGAATGCCTGACGATTCCATGGTCAGGGTGTCCGGGAATGCGAATCCAAGCTATCTGACGTCCAGTGGGATTCAACTTGTGGACGATGGAACAAACATCGGCTTCTCTATCGGGCCGGACACTCAATTCAAAGGCGCTGTCGGGGATGAAGTTTTCTGGACCGCCATTCGCGGACACGATCCCAAGTAATATGGCGACTGTACAGAGATATGAAATGATTCAAGGTCGGCTTATATTCAAGGGTACCATAAAAAGGCCGTCCAAGGAAAGGCCCGATCCGCTTATAGATCATGTCATGAGCAACCTTCATGATTCCGAGGAACAGAAATCCGTTGAGACAACGGGACTGGTCACGCTTCGCGTTCCCTCCGATCCAAACGAACCGAACGGGATGAGACCTCTGGACATCAACCTGAATGGTCATCAGTATTCTCTTCCAAGAGATGTGACCGCGACTGTGCCGCAAGAAATCGCCGAAGTTGTCCTGAATGCACAGGCAGGCAAGTCCACGATTGTTCCGGCGGCAAGAGGCGAAAAAGTCATCTGTCAGATCGATCCGGCAAGTGGCACTTATCTCCCTGGAAAAGAGCCGGGAGAGATTGAAAATAGGCGATTCAACGTCGTGGTAGAAGATATGGAGGGATGAATGCCTGAAATAATTATCAAGGAACGTGTGGACCGCAGCGGCCCGGTAAGGATTTTTTTGGGTAAGTATTCCAAGACCATTCTCAGAGAAAAGAAAACGCATGTCAGCGACTCTGAACTGGAAGTTCTTAGGCACTCTCATGAATCCAATCATGTCTTTGTTTGTTCCGAACAGCTCGGGAAGGTAAAATATGACCCTGTTGATCGCGCCAAGTGGCCTAAATCTGATTCAGGAGGGGATGAAAAAGGCTCTGGGAAGAGCAGCTTCTTCGGGAGAGCAGGCAAGGGCACTTGATCGATGGCTTCCAGAGATAAAGAACGATCTCTGGAACGACGAAGGCGGCAGTCACGAACTCCTTGAATCAGACGACCTCATCCTTCTTACCGAAGGCACCCATAGATACAATTTGCCCTCCGACTTTGAATCCGAAAAGTCTTTCTCCATACTTGATGGGGATGTAAGAGAAACCGCACAGGCCGGAACATCCACCTCCATCACCCTCGTTTTAACAGATTCATCCGAAGCCTCCGGCAGGATCGGCAAAGAAATTGTCCTTATCGGCGGGACCGGTTCGGGTCAAAAGCGACAAATTACGGGTTTTAATATCACGACAAAGGTGGCTGAGGTTGATTCAGCCTGGTCCATTATTCCGGAAAGTGATACGGACTATCTTCTCGTTAGTGATTACGTTTCCCTCTTTATCATCGACCCCACGACATTCGCAAAGATTACCGACCGTACAACACTGGACCGGCCCTCCTCCGCAATGATCTGGAACGACCAACTTTACATCCAGAAGGTTCCGGATAAGACTTATGTGCTTTGGGTTCAGTACTGGGCCAATATCCTTAAAATTGATGTTGCCGATACAAACGTAACGCATCAGAAAATGCTCATGGATTGGCAATCCCTTTTTGTAGAAGGCGTCTATTTCAAAACACTCCAAAATGAAGATGACACCAGAGCTGATTTAGAATTTGTTGTTTATCGCGACATGATAAGTCGTGTGACGACACAATCACAACGTAGTGGCCGCGTAGAACCCCACAGTTTTTAATCCTTCCTGAAAAAATATATTTGTTTATTGACAGATCTATTATCTTCTGATATATATCCATAATATTTTAAAATTCAGAAGGAGACGAAAAAAATCTTATGAAGATGCTTTGTTATACGGATGATCCCGGTGGTGCTACTGGTTTCTCGCGTCAGGCTAAAAACATCCTCACCCGTTTTCATGAACAAGGCTTCAAAATTGCCGTCATCGGCATAAACAAGATTGACGAATCCCCATTGCGTCCTTTTGACGATGATAGAGTTCCCTTCAAAGTCTATCGGGCCAACATAGATCCGCTGGATCCGGAAGGCAAAGACCTTTTAAGGAAAGTCTTTAATAAACTCATCCCCGACGTTCTTTTTGTCATGGGCGATATCTGGTCGTTCCGTGGCTGGTTCCCACGATGGCTTCAGGTGGTTCAATTCCAACGCAAGTTCAAAACCATCGGCTATTACTCCTGTGAATATAAATTAAACGATGAAGATCTTGAAATTCTCTCTCTAACGGATTATCCGATTTGTCACAGCAAGTGGGGTCTATCGTTTGAGAATGGAGCAGGATACGATATTATCAAAAAGGATGTAGGTCATCTGAGATACATCCCGGACACGGTGGACTCAAAGGTTTTCCATTGGTCTTCGGAGGATCAAAGGGCAATGGACCGCTTATCTCTTGGCATCAGCTCTGATCATTTTGTGATTTGCAACGTCAACCGAAATACGAACCGAAAAGATATGGGTGCCACTATTTCAGCCTTCCGCCGAATTAAAAAAGAGATTAAAAATGCGAAACTCTATCTCCATACCATGGCCATAGACGACTATCTTCCAGAAGGCGGATCGATTAACCTTATTCAGCAATGCGAGATAGAGGATCTTTCGGTGGGAAACAGTTTCAAAAACGATGTCTGCTTCCCAATGAATCTCACCCCCCATTACGGATACCCTGATGATCTTTTAAGGCGTATTTATAACTGTGTTGACCTGATCGTGTCGACTTCTTTATCTGAGGGTTTTGGTGTGACTCCGGTCGAGGCGCTTTTCTGTGGTCGCCCAGTCCTTATCCCTGGTCATACCGGATTCTCCAACATCTGTGAAGTTGCCGGTCTTTCCCCGGTGCGGTCTTACCCGGTTAAAGACACCAAGGTCGCACAGGTCAAGGTGTATAAAACGGATGAAGATCATTTGGTGAATAGGATCATGGCGGTTTACGAAAACAGGGACAAGCCTTCCTTCAGATCGACGACGATGGAGCAATCCAAGAAAGCCGTAAAAGCGTTTGATGCCGATGATGTGTTCCAAAAACACTGGATGCCGATTATCAAGGAACTCACCCAGTCTGTGCCTGCAAAGAAGGCGATTCTTTATGTTCAGCGTGGGAGTGCCGGCGATGTGTTGATGAGCAGTTCCGTCTTTGCCGGTCTCAAGAAGAGGCATCAAGGGCTTCCTCTTTATTACATGACAAATCATACGTTTAGGAACATACCGGAGGGCTTGGTGGAAGAAATTGTTCCATGGAGACCGTCCCTGATCCATGATTACGCGTTTTACTACATGCCCCATGAATTTAAGATTTGGCCGGGCAACTGGGGAAGCGGTGACACGCCCTTGGCGAAGATATACTCGGAAATTCTTGGCGTTCCATTCAGCCGGCCCCAGATTGTTGTTGATCCGGTTCCGGATCTACCGGCAGAATACATTGTGGTTCATTCCTCGGCAGGGCATAAGTACAGGGACTATTATAATTTTCATCTCGCCCTGACCCATTGCACGTTGCCAATTATTCAGATTGGGGCTGAGAAGGACCAGATTCTCGGAAACGGAGATTTCAAGTTCCTTGATCACCGGGGTCGATATACCTACCGGCAAAGTGCCTATGTGATTAAAAAGGCTAAATTGTTTGTGGGTGTTGATAGTTTCCCAATGCATGTTGCAGGAGTATTTGATATTCCCATGGTGGTCACGTTTGGCTGTGGCGCGGCGCGGGTCACCGGGGCCATTTCAAATGGGCCCACGAGGTTCCTTGAGCCGGTTTACTCCAAGGTCTGTCCGATTCTGGGCCCCTGTTACGGTAATTATAAAGATTGTTCGAGACCATGTGGCCCCCGCCACGGACCCGATATCGTTCGAGCAGCGATCAAGCAATTATTCCCGGATTTGTTCGATGAAAAGCCGAAGGAAGCCAAGGATATCAACATAAAATTAACAGAACTGCTTAAAAAGCCAAGCCGAAAACAGAAGGAAGCACACCTATCATGATCCGTGTTTCCTTAGCGATAAACACCAAAAACGAGGTTGAAAATCTACGCACTGTTTTTAACTGTCTGGAATCTGTTGTAGACGAAATAGTCGTTGTGGACTGCGATTCGACAGATGGAACAAGAGAATTGGCAAGAAAACTCGGCGCAAGGGTTTACAATATCGGACTCTGCCCCGGATATGGCGATATGAGATCTCTGTCTCTCCATCTCTGTAAATCCGATTGGGCTATCTTCCTGGACGGAGATGAATTTATGGACGCCGTTGATGTTGCTAAGATTCCCATCCTGGCCGAGAGTTTTCAGGATACGGATACGGATGTTATCCTGCTTCCACGACAGCATTACCGAACCTGGGACCGGTCTATCTGCGAGAATCCTGATCTGACCGTATACGCGGATTGGCAGCCCCGCTTCGTCAGGGTGCATGACAACATCCATTGGGTGAGGAAGGTCCATGAGCAGATCCGGGGCGTCAGAAAGGAACATCGCTCCCTTGAGAATCCCGTTATTCGTCATTTCGGGTATTTGAAGACCCCTGAACGCTTAAAAGACATTAAAGATTTGTGTGACCGGCTTTGGAAGCAGGATCAGGAGCATAAAGACAGCTATACACTTGAGAATATGCTCGGAACGGCCGGTGGCGAGGCTTACTGGAAGGCGGCACCTGAATTTCAGTCTCGGGACGAGAAGGTATAAATGAGCCGTAAGAATGCATATCAATATAACTACTTCGAAAGGGGCATAGAGACAAGAACAAGTTTGTATTCAAATTATAGATGGATTCCGGAACTGACCATTCCCATGGCCGCAACGATGATTGATTATCTTGGGATAAAACGCGGGGACAAGGTCTTGGATATAGGATGCGCAAAAGGGTTTTTAGTGAAGGCTTTAAGGTGGATGGGAAGGGAGGCCTATGGCTTTGATATCAGTGATTATGCCCTGAAAGAAGCTGATCCAGAGATAAAACATTATTTAAGCAAAGAACTGCCTAAAGGCTGCTTCCATTTTGCTATCGCGAAGGACGTTTTTGAGCATATTAATATGAAGGGCCTTTGCCTTTTATTGACAAAAATACAAATTAAAGTATTCTTTATCATAGTCCCTCTTGGAGATGGGGTTAAATATTATGTGCCGTCTTATGAATTGGATACAACTCACATCCATAGACAGCCCTTGGCGTGGTGGAATAACTTATTAAAATCTCATAAATGGAACATCCTGTCTTCCGTTACGAGGGTTCCGGGGATTAAGGATAATTGGTCGTGTGAACCTCACGCAAACGGTTTTATCGTGGCTAAGAAAAATGGGCACTCGTAACGGATATGAACATGAATATCATCTGGCAGAAGACGGGGTTGATCTTCACCACGATTTAATAAACCTCTCTTCCTTACGCTCTCCTAAAATGAATAATTGTTATTTCCGAGACGGAATAATCTCAAGGCTTGGCATGACGAAGCTCAGTGCTACGGAAGTGGATGCTGGAAAATCCGTTTCCGCACTCCACCGATTCTACTTTTCAGAAAGTTCCAAGCAACTTTTAGTGGCATCCGGAACAACGTTAAAGAAATATGACGATATTTCGGCTTATGACGATGTGGCAACAGGCCTTACGGACGGTGCTGAGCTTACCATGCACACCTGGGGTCCGAAAGATGCCGTTTATGTTTCCAATGGGAATGAAACGCCGTTTAAATGGGACGGGGCCACAAAAACAAATTTGAGTATATTCCCTTCGACGACAAAACAATTTATCGCTATTCTAGATCGTTTGGCATGGATTGACGGAACCAATCCCACCTTTATTCAAGTGTCCAAGGCGTTTGACGACACCGCCGTTGAATCTGTCCAAAACGCCATGAAGGTCCCGGGGCCTAGCATTATCTATGGTCTTGCCTATCATGGTTTGATTACGGATGTAGGATTTGCCTACAAGATCCTTATCGCCAAAGGAACGTCAATATGGATGCTAACGGCGAATGATCTGACCCCGGCGTCTTTGGATGTAAGGCTTGATATTGTTTCCGAGAACATTGGCTGCGAGGCATGGCAAACCATGAAGTCCACTCCTGTCGGGACATTTTTCCTGGGCACGGATAAGCAGGTTTATCTTATTACGATGAGCATGCAGATCGTGATCGTTGGAAGTCTTATTCGGTCAAACAGAGTCGATTTGGAGGGGATAGAGCAAATTCCCACGGGACAGATGGGTAAACCGTTCGCGGTGTATCATGACGGGTTTTATAAGCTATTTTTCCCTGCCACAGGGGGAACGCATAACAGTCTTCAGTATTGGCTGGATATTTCCAGGTTCAAGATAGGACGGGATGGATTCTGGGGTCCGTGGTATGGTCCTATGAAAGGCCAGAGTATTGCTCATGCGATTGTTCAAAACGGTCCTGGAGACAACGGGAAGCTGTTCGGTGGTGAAGGAAATGCAGTAACAGGAAGTCTGATTTACCAACTTGATAGTGGAAATTCAGATAACGGGAATGCAATAGATTACCTTTATCAAACCAATTTCAGTGCTCATCAAAGGAAGAAGCACACTAAAATAGTGAATACGATTGACATCGAAATGGCTTCTGTCGATGGAACGCTCAATGTTTCCTTTTTTGATACGACGGGGACTCAATCTTCCGGAGAGCAGATTGCGCTAATCAGCGACTCTGTCTTTTGGGGAGAGAAGACCTGGGACGATTTTTTCTGGACGGCTGCGGGAGTCCCTGTCCGTCAGGAAATCGTGCCTGGAAACAAGTTGATTATTCGGTATCTTTCTATCGTGTTCCAATTTTCTTCAACGACGGAACAGTTTAAGCTTTATAGGGTGATGTGCAAGGGACAGATTAGAAGCATAAAGCCGTTTGTCGGGAGTATCGCCAGGGAGTAAGACATGGGTGAACTAGGAAGTGGAGACGGCTCAAGCTATCCGGGGGCGTTGGAT